AAATTACTGAAATATATTTCCATTAATTTACATTCGGTTTTATCTGGCTCTGTATTATTTGTAAAAAGTCCTTTCCCTATTGGCAATGCATTAGCTTCCATCCTATCAGATATAGCACCAGCATCTTCCATCTTTTTACAATATTCACATCCTTCTTGAAATCCCTCAGGTACTTTTGGCCATATACCATCTAACATAAGTTTACGGGTAGCTATTTTACTAGGGGTGTGATGGAATTTCCCAAAGTCTCCCTCTGGGATTTTATCATATTTGGTTCTATGGCAGGACGCAGATGTTCCTTCTTTTAACTTAACACTAGACCAAACCCATTTCAATGCGCATGTAGGGTCACCTAGACCTGTATGCTGTTGCCAATTACTAATCATATTGTATTTATATTAATTTAATAAGAGCAGTAGATGTGTCTATTATTGGTAATTTAAATTTAAGGAAATGAAATTTTTTATATGCAATCTCTCTTGAATCAATATCTATATTATGTTCGTATGGTTTATTTCTCCAAACGCCAATGCCTGTCTCTCTATCAATAATATAAAACTCTTTATCTAATTTAAGAATATCAAATATGACCCGCCAACTTGTACCACATCTTGGTTGTATATTTGTATCATCAAATGGCCATACTGCATGCTCTTCACCAGGTGGTAGCATATCATGTAAGAATATAAATCCTCTTGGTCTTAAAACTTTTGTTGCATTATTAAAATCTCTTAATACTTGTTCATGTTCATGTGCACCATCAATAAATATAATATCAAATTTTTGTAAATTAACTTTAAAGAAGTTATCACTTACCATACGGAGGGTACCACCTGAATTCGGGTCTACTCCTATTTTGTTGGGGATTTTAATTTTATCAAAGCATTCATTATATGCGCAACCTATTTCTAAATAATCTTTAGCTTTAATTGCAGCTGCATAATAATTAATTATGTCTACTCTAGATAACATTACATAATACAAAGGTTAAGCTTATAAGAATGCGTAATAAGAATAATCAAAAGTTACAACTGCAGTTAAATATTCTACTTCAGTTGTGGTTATATCAAATGGTAGAGATGAAATACTTGTTGGGTATGCATCCACAAATTTTATTTGTTTAGTGACGTTATTAGCAGAGTTCATTACTGTTAGAGTTAAATCCCTAACATGATTAGTTGCTGTATGAACTGATTCAACATTAGCTTTTAACCAATCGAATATCTCTTTATAATTTAAAAGGTCTTCATCAATTAGATATGAAACTTCAAATGAGCCAAAAGAAATTTTATCTCCAACTCTTCCTACATCAATTTGTTTAAATTGTAAAGGTGCACCTTCAACAGTGACATCCGGTAACATCATTGTTTGAATAGTAAATTCTGCACCAGAATAGCTTAGGCTATCCAGTGTTAATACAAATGACGATGGGTTTAAAAAGTTTGGCATATAACTATTTATACTTAAAAAAAACCCGCCTTGCGGCGGGTTTAGATATACTTTTTAAAGTATTATACTCCAGTAACTTTAATTTTTCTGTAGTATACGTTAGCGTTTTTACCCGCTGTAACAAATGGATTGTCAGCCATCCCGTAACGAGTTTTGAATCCGATACGTGGTTGGAAGTCATTTTCACCAATAGTCTTCATCATGCTTAATGGTACATATGGGCAATAGAACATTCCAGCGTCATAAGGGTTTGAACCTTTATAACCAACTGTGAAATAATCTAAACCAGCATACGGGTCAATATACACCTTAGTACGACCGTGGATAGTACCAGCAAATAGAGAACCATTGACATCACTGTCAAAGTTATCGCCACCAGTAATACCTAAGCCAGTATCAAGAGCGCCAGCAGCATTTAGAGCTGCAGCAACACCGTGTGAACAAATCACCCAGTTACCCTTTCCACGACGAGTGTTAACAGCAATAACATTAGCTTCACGCTCTATTGCAGTTACCAACCCTTTGAACTTCTCAACAGACCAACGACCATCGGCATCAGTTGCAACAGCAAATGTACCAGGAGCGCCATATCCGTGAACCGAAGTCACAGCGTTAAGGTTAATTGTACGGATGATTTCACGATTCATTTCAGCTAGAATCTCAGTTGACAAAATGTTTGCCAATTCAGTTTCTGCAGAAAGACCATGAACCGCTTTAAGGTCTTGAGCTAATTCAATTGTGTATTCAGCTTTAAGAGCACGTGACTTTGCAGTTACAGTAGTCTTTTCGATTGAAAACGCCATTTGAGGAATAGCTGTACCACCAGTTGTACCCAATGCTTCAGCAGATGCTGTAGCTAGGCCTTGTCCTGGAGTGTAGTCGTCCACTGCGTCTGCGTCAGCAGAGTCACCAGCAAACATATCAGCACTAACAGTAGCTGAAGGTGATGAACCAGCACCCATTGAGAAGCTTGTGTCAGCTTCATTGAATAATGCTTCAGTACCACCTTGAGTACCATAACGACTCTTCATAGCAAAGATAAGACCAGTAGGACCAGTCATTGGCTGTACGCCAACTAAATCGAATGCCAAAAGAGCAGGTGTAGAACGTCTAACTAAACTAATTAGGACAGGGTCCCAATTTGCCATGTTGCCAGTACCACCAGTAGTGGCGTTGGCTGCAGCAGCTTCAGTTAGTTGAGCGCTTTCTTGTGCGAAAGCTTTTTCTTGGTTCTCAAGAATTACGGCAAGTGTTGCACGCTTGTGAGCGTCAACAATTTTACCGGCATCTTTAGAATCTAGAACAGGAGCCCATTTTTCCTGTAATTGTACTTGATTAATTTCTTCCATTTTTATCTCCTTATGGATTGATTAAGTTCGCGCCATCGCGTCCAAGTATTTCTGCATTTGAGCAGAAACCTCTTGGGGTTCTTTTGAATCCTCGGTGATTGCATCAACTTCTGATGTTTCCGCCGGGGTATCTTTGTTAAGGTAAGATTCCTTAATTGTAGCTACTTTAGCTGTAAATTGCTCATTGTCATCAGCTTCAATAGCCTCTGTCAATTCAGTCAATTTAGCAATTTCAGTTGCGGCCAAACCTTTACATGCCTCACTAATAATGTCTTGTCTTTGATAGCTCTTAACTTTCTCTGCCAATTCAATATTTCTTTCGGTTGCATCGTTTAACTGAGCTTTTGCATCTTTTGACTCTTCAGATAGGGAATCTAAAATATCTCCCGCATCGTCAGGAACATTGATGTGATGCTCTGCAAACAACTGACCTAGTGATTGTATAAATGATTCAGTGATTTCAGACTTCAAAGAATGCTCAATTGCAACCTCATTATCCTTCATCCAATTTTCAACGACATACGTTAAGTACCCGTCTACTTTGTCAACTAAATCTTCTTTAATAGCTTCAACTTCGCCAGCCAAATCGGATTCATATCTTTCTTCCAATTTTGCTGTTTCAGCATTGACTTTTGAATTTAATGCAGCTTCAAAGATAGTAGCAGCTTTCTCTTTAAAGCCTTCGGACAATGTGTCCTCGTCTTTAACTAGTGCGTCTAGGTCTTCCTTAAATTTACCTTTCTTCTCAATCACATCACCTTCGCTTCCGTCGTCAGCCTTAGCTTTCTTCTTCTTCAATGGTTTTGTCTTGTTGTCAGGTTGGTCTTCCTTTTTAAGGTCTTCCTTTTCGTCCTGCTTAGCCTCTTTCTTGGATTTTTTACTTTCCTTTTTAGAGTCTTTACCTTCTACTTCTACATCTCCTTCGTCTTCATCGCCTTCATCGTCCTCTTCTTCTTCATCGTCTTCCACTTTAGCTTTCGCTTTAGCTTTTTCCGCTGCTTCAAAGATTTCGTCAAGGCCCTCTTTAGACATTTCAGCCAAAGAAGCTTGTATTGCTGATACTGTACGAGCTGCTGTTAGAGGCGCTTCTGGAATATCTAATTCCGGAGCTTCTACTTGCGTATCCTCCACAATAACCTCGTCTACAGTTTCAACTTCGTCTTTAATTACTTCAGACATTGTTTTCTCCTTTAGAGATTATAGTTCAGAGAGGAAATGCTCAAAACCTTTAGTTTGTTTCTCTTCCGAAAAACGAACCTTCGACTCTATCACTTCTGTCTCACCTTTTTCAAATGCTTGGACTTTAACATAATGACCTCCGCCATCATCTTCCCAATTAACTCCTTCCATAATGCCATTTACAAATGCATTAGGAGCTGATGGGTCTTGTACAATGTCAATAGTATTAAGCATGAAATCATCCTTAACATAATTGGCACCATCTTTGTAATCCAAACTTCCCATACCACGACTTGACACTCCAAGTTGGACGCCACCTTCAACCAAACCTTTAACAATTTGACCCATAGGGGTATCTAAAATAAGTGCTTTTCCCATCACATTATTACCGTCCCATGCGAGCTCGGTAATTCTGTGAGAAACTTTATCCAAATTAATGGAAGGACTGTCAGGGTGATTCAACTCACCAACTGCACGCCCTGTAATAACCATTTCGTTAACAAATCTGTCAACGGCAGATGTTAAAACTTCCCTGGTATAAATCCTACCATTCTTGTTTTTATTCTCTGCTTGCATAAACACGCCTTCTAAGAATGTATTCTTCTTGCCACCCGTGCCTTCTTCAATAACGCATCCCAGCTGGTGGGCTGTATATTCTGTGATTAGCTTCATTTATGCTCCCATTAATTTGATGAATTCTTTGACTGCCTTTTCGGCGTCTTTTGCAGAACGATATTTATCTAGCTTCTGTCCATCTATATACAGATTAAACTTGCTAGTAATGACCGCAGTCACGTTCTTTTTCTTTCCAAGCTTGGTTAATTGCTTGATTACCTTTTCACCAGAGGGTAATTTTAATTTAGCTTCTATTACTTCATTAAAAGATTCTTTAAACGTCAACATCTGTTGCTTCTTCTCCTGCTACTGTCTCCGCAGCAGGTTCCTCAGCTACTGGAGTATCATTATTTGATGCTCCATACATCTGTGAAGCAACTTCTTGTTTTTGTGAATCCAACGCATTCAAAATTTTGTCATGCATAATGCTATTAAATACATTATTGCTCTTTTGTGCGTCACCCTTCTTTATGTTATCAATTAAATTTCTTGTACTCATAATCCTTGTATAGTATTTATAATAATGTTATTTTCAGGAATAATTATATCGGTGCATTGGATAAATCTGGGTTAATATCACCAGGCTCCAATGGATCGTCTTTGTTTTGCTTGTTAATATCCTTAATTTCATCATCAGTCAACTTAAGAATATTACGGCGTACCCAGTCTTTAGACCAGAACAGACCAATATATTCGTCCATCATCTGAATTGTTTCTATTCTTTCTTTTAAAATCTCTGAATCTTTAAGTTCAGCATAGTAATTA